AGAAGAAACGGATAGATACCTTTTGGAAATTGCTTTGTTTGATGTTCACTTTGGTATGTTAGCGTGGGATAAGGAAACTCCTCATGATTATGACTTAGATATTGCTGAGAAATTATTCCTTCATGCTGTACAAGACCTTTTAAATAAATCCGCTGGCTATAGCCCCTCAAGGATCATATTTCCATTTGGAAATGACTTCTTACATATAGATGATCCAACAAACTTGACTCCACAAAATAGAAATCCTCTAGACGTGGATTCAAGGTTGATAAAGATCTACACGAAAGCTAAGAAAGCAGTAATCAAAGCCATTGACTACTGTAGACAAGTTGCTCCTGTAGATATTGTTTGGATTCCAGGAAATCATGATCCTAATGTCTCCTACTATCTTTGTGATGTGATAGGAGAAGTATTTGCAGAAGATCCAGATGTACGAGTGGATGTTGGAGCGAAATGGAGAAAATTTTATCCTTGGGGTAATTCTCTATTAGTTTTTACTCATGGAGTAGAAGAGCCGATTAAAGATTTACCTGGAATTATTGCTACAGAGGAACCTAAACTTTGGGGTAATTCAAAGTATAGAGAAATCCACATTGGACATAAACATAAAAAAATGGAAATGAAATGGACAAACGTGGATACTCATGTAGGAACAGTAATTAGAATGATTCCTTCAATTGCTACAGAAGATGCTTGGCATTACAGGAAGGGATACATCAAAGGTTATCATGCCGCTGAGTCATATGTTTGGGATCAAAAATACGGAGTCATAGGACAATTCACTTGTTATATTGACTATGACGAAATGAAAGAAGATTAGACTTTCATTTCCTCTTCTTCAATGAAGTCATTAAGAGGAAGGATTTGATGTAGATCGTAGGATTCTCTATCGGTAAAAGTGAATTCTTTTACATCAAATCCTTCACTTTCATAAAATACAATTCTTTTTGATCCATGTTTACCTAAGTACTTCACGTTATCAATAAAATCAAATATAAAAGAACCTTCTTTTTTGTCCTCATGTTTTCTCAAAGTACGTCCTATACTTTGAAGTACTCTAATTTTACTTTTAAATGAAGCCGCTAATACAAGGTATTTAAGATTAGGAATATTAATTCCTTGTTGGAATATTCCATATGTAGCAATGAGAGCAATATTTTTTTGCGTCATCATTTTTTGTCTCCAGTCTTCCCTGTAGTCAACATCATCAGATCCAGATAAAAATACTACATCTCTTTTCGTATAATTTCCAAGATAATTTAATAACTGCTTTCCTTCTCTAATATATCCTACAAGAAGTAAAATATTATCATCTACATGGTTTACTGTATCTTTTATCAGTTCCATTCGAAACTTATGTTCAAATGTTTCTTTCTTTACATCATCGTAATATTCAGATTCTAAACCAAATGGATATTCAATATTAAATACCTTCACATTACACTTTGATATATATCCCTGCTCACCTAATAATCCAGAGGAATATTCTCTTAGGATAGGCCCAATAAAAGCTTTTGTATTAAGCATTTCTAAAATATCTGTAGGCATTGTTCCTGTAAATCCAAATCTATATCTAGCGTGTGATTTTGAAAAGATTTTCTTTAGCTCATGTGCTTTGACTTGGTGACATTCATCTCCAACAATAACATCATAGTCATTTATCCTATCCATATTATTTTTCAAGGATTGCCAAGTAGTAAGTACTACAGTCTTAGCCCACTCAAGAGGTTTCTGCTTTATTTTATCATAGATACGTCCGATATATTTTTCTTTTAATCCATATTCCTGCATATCACCAAAAAACTGCTCAACTAATTGCTTAGAAGGAACTATAACTAAGGCTCTACGAACTTTAGTTATATCTCTATTGTCTAACAGGGCTTTTATTATATAAGAAATGACAAGCGACTTTCCTGATGCGGTGGCACTCCTGATAATTCCTTTGGTATACTTCAAACAATACTCTACGGATTCTTTTTGGTATGGATATGGAAACAGAGATAAGTCAAGATTGATATCTAAGTCATCTCCTTTGAACAAAGCCTTTACTTCATTGTCTATTATTATTTTAATGTCATGTTTCTTTGCTTCTCTTAAAACATCTGGAAGTAAACCATAAGGGAATGTTCCAGTATCGGTAATTAATGATGCTTTCCCGTTCCACATTCCAGATCTATATTTAGGACTCCAGAAATATCCCTTTACCTTATGAGTAAAGGCTTTCTTCATTTCCTTCATAAATTTTACATCATTGGTTAATATTTTTATTCTTACTTTTCTGTATAGTACTAGCTTTGCTTCATATCCCATTAAATTCCCATCCTATCACGGTCTGAATACGTCTTTAGTCTCCAGCCTTGTTGCTCAAATGCTTTATAGCATAACTCAAAAAATCTAACTCTTATTTTTTGTTTCTTCATTATCTTCTTTAAATGTATTATCTTTTCATCTTGTGGTAAACAATACTTCTCTATTTCTGGTTTAGTCCATTCTTCATCTTGATTAAATCTATAATATTTATATTGTTTACCTGTCAATCCTTCCATTTTTCTTTCAAGATCTTCATAAATATCAAGTTCTTTATAGTAAAGTTCCTTAAATTTTATTATCTGAAAGACATTATCGGCTAATTTTTCTAGAATATCTGTCTCATCAAACTTGACTAGTTCATCAATTGGATATTGGGATTTTAGTTCTTCAAATATATTTTCTTCTTCACTCATCGGCAATTCTCCTATCATAATGATTTTACATTATGAACATAATAACATAAATAAGAATAATTGTAAACTTCGCACGTTTACAAAATACAAAAAATAGTGTAAGATGTAATTTAGATAGAGATAGATAGTAGACAAATAAACAGACAGATAGATAGGAGGTAAAATGATATTAAAGATATTAAGATATAACAGAAAAGAGAAAACAGACAAACAAGAGTATTGGATGATTGATAGTGTTAGAAAATATAGTTTATCAACTCCAATAAGATTAAGTCATAAAACATATATTGGTGATTATAATGCAGTATTTTTTGATATGCCAGATATAGATTGTACTTGTGGTGACGATGATGAATGTGATTCCTGTATGTATTATAATGTACTTATATGTAGATTGGATGATGGAAGTGAATATAGTATAGCTTTCGATACAGTATGTTATGTGTTGAATGATAATGGTAAAACAATAGAAAAAATAGTAGTAAATAATTAAATGTCTACTATCTATCTCTTTCAAAAGGAAGAAAATGAAGAAAAAAGAATTACTATTCTCCGTAACTAAAAAAGATTTAGATGTTCAAACCTTTAGATCTGGTGGAAAAGGAGGACAACATCAAAATAAAACTGATTCTGGAGTAAGGATAGTACATAAAGAAAGTGGAGCAGTTGGAGAAAGTAGAGAACAAAAAAGCCAATACCAGAATAAAAAAATTGCTCTTAAACGACTAACCGAAAACAAAAAATTTAAATTATGGTTGAATAGAAAAGCCTTTGAAATAATTGATAAGAAAACCATAGAAGAACGTGTTGAGGAAATGATGAGCGAAGACAAGATAAAAATGGAAATTAAGGAAAATGGAAAATGGGTAGAGTATAAAAAATAATGATACATGGAAACGTAAAGAATGAAAAAAATAAAAAATTTGGAAAATTAACAACCATAGAATATTTAGGTAAAAGTAAATGGAAATGTTTATGTGATTGTGGTAATTTTACAGAAGTACATTCTCAAAGTCTCAGAACTGGTAATACTAAATCATGTGGTTGTTTAAAAATAGAAAAAGCAACTAAACATGGATATGTAGGAACTCCTATATATAGATGTTATAATTCTATGAAAAATAGATGTTATAATATAAACAATCCTAGTTATTCAGATTATGGTGGTCGTGGAATTAAAGTATGTGAACGCTGGAAGGATTCATTTAATAATTTCCTTGTAGATATGGGAGAGCGACCTAGTAAAGATTATTCTATTGATAGAATTGATAATGATGGAAATTATGAACCAAATAATTGTAAATGGTCAACTGCTAAAGAACAAAATAGAAATAATAGACAAGTAAAACTTAATGAAAATAAAGTTAAAAAAATAAAAAAACTGCTTCTTAATAATATCAAACAAAAAGATATAGCTATTAAATTCAGAATTGATCAATCAATTATATCAGATATAAAAAGAAATAAAATTTGGAGAAATATATGATTAATAGAGTAAATTCTGATTTTATAGAGAAGATCATTGTTAAAGGGATGTTAGCGGATAAAGATTTTCTAGTTTTGGTATCTAGTGTTTTTAGTCCTAAATACTTCGATGATCCTTATATAAGAAATACATTTGATTTCTGTAAAGAATACTTCTCTGAAAACAATGGAATTCCTTCTAAAGATACAATTATAAATTCTTCACAAGAGAATAAAGAAGGATTAAAAACATTATTGGATGAAGTAGATGAAATAGATTTTAGTGTTTCGGATAGCTATAAATTTTTATTGGATCAATCAAATGATTACCTAAAAGAAAAAGCTATTAAAAATGCTATAATTGAATCTGTAGATGAAGTGGAAGATCCTGAAAAACGTAATAGAATACGTGACAGGATTGAAGATGCACTAGTCAAAGATTTAAAGATAGATTTAGGTCTTCATTATTTTGCACAATTAGCGGAAAGACTAAGAAGAATATTTACAGCAAGTGAAACAAAAGTACCTACATTTTATCCAGTATTCGATGAGTTCATCAATGGTGGATTCCCTCCTTTTACTCTCAATATTTTAACTGCAAAAATTCATGGTGGTAAAAGTAATACAATGGCTAATTTTGCCGCTAGGCAAGTTCTTAACGGATATAATCCAGTAGTAATTTCTCTTGAGATGGGAGAAGATGCATTTGCTCAAAGATTTGATGGTATTTATTCTTGTTTAGATATTAACAGGATGTACATGTCAAAGGAATATAAAACGAGACTGTTCAACAAACTTTTGCATGTTAAGAATACTGAAAACAGAGGGGAGCTATTCATTAAACAATTTCCTACTGGAGAAGCTTCTGTACTTGACTTCAAAATATATTTACGTGAATTGATAATGCGAGATAAACAGCCGCATATCCTTTATGTTGACTATATCAATTTAATGAAGACAGCTTACAAGACAGAAAATAACATGTACTCTACAGTCAAGAGGGTTTCAGAAGAGCTTCGGGCTTTATCATTTGAATTCAAGATCCCTGTAGTGTCTGTATCACAATTAAACAGAGAAGGAACCTTTGTAAATTTTACAGAATTGGACTTTAACTACATTGCTGAATCACTAGGTGTTCCTGCTACCGCTGACTTTATGGCAATCTTAGGAACTGATGAAGACAATATGGCATATCAAAATGAGATCCTTTATAAGATAACAAAGAATAGACTAGGTGGAAGAGTTGGTCAATTCGATAAATTCTACCTTGACGCTAGAAGTTTGAAAATGTATGATAGTTGTGAACTTGATTTATGGATTGAGGACGCAGAAATTTCTGGAGATGATAGAAAATCTGTAGACCATGAAGCTTTGGAAGATAAGAAAAAAGGTAAAAGAAGAGGAAGGAGAGACTAATGCCTGGATTTGGTTTACTTGAAAGATTAATGGGTAGTGTAAATGGAAGGATACAAGAAGCAAGAGAAAGAGAGTTTTATAATCAAGCTCAATTAGAAATACTACAAGCACAAGAAAGAAACTACATGAACGAATATGAATCTTTATCTATGTCTTCTACTTCTTCTTACGCATGGAGAGATAAACCAAAAAGACATAAAAGAAAAATAAAAGTAGTAAAACCAAAAGAGTTTTTCAAAAAAGAGGAATTTGATATATGAGAGATTATTCGAATATAGATTGGACTAAACATATTGATGAAGTCTCTAAATCATTTCCAAAATTGGATTTTCCTAAATTAATAGCCAAAGAATTATGTAGTGTTCAACCAATGACATCAGATCTTATTGGGAATTTTTATAAAATAGTAGAGAAAACAAAATTTGAATTTTTTAAAGAAGAAGAATTTGAAATATGAATATAAAAAAAGTACAAATTAAAGCTAAAACTAGAAAACTCAAAACTAGATGGACTCTTGAGTGTGTAGAAGATGAACTTGCTATATATTTTTCAAAAGAACTTTATGATGAAATGGTAAAAGAAAAGGAAATAAAAATAGAATTTTTTAAAGAAGAAGAATTTAATTTATAAGCCGATGGGTTGAGTTATACCATAACGCTTGAGGAGGATTTAATGTTTATTAATTGCTATTATGACACAAGAAAATCTATTATGCACCTGTGGGAACAAGTAGAAGGGGAAGAAGAAACACACCATGATGAAATTCCTTGGACTCCGTACCTTTACATGCCTTCAAAAGAATCAGACATCAAAACAATCTACGGAAAATCAGTACATAGAAAAGGATTTGATTCATACTTTGACTACCATCAATTTCAGAAAACAAACGATGCCAGTCATTTGTATGAGAACAAAGTAAAATTCGAAACTCAATTTCTTGCTGAAAGGTATCATGGCATACCAGATGAAGATATTTTCGTACCTCCATTGACTACATATTATATTGACATTGAAGTATATTCTCCAGATGGATTTCCAGAAGCTAAAGATGCTAAGTTTCCTATAACTCTTATTTCTGTTAGGGATAGTAGAGATGGAAGTACAATGACTTTCGGATATAACCATCTTAATATTGAAGTAGCTTATACTGGTAACATAGAAGGAATTACATATATACATTGTGAAACGGAACATGATCTCATAAGAAGATTTTTAGAATGGGTACAGCATAATCAATATGATGTTCTTAGCGGCTGGTATATTTGGGATTTTGATTTGCCTTATATTATCAATAGAACTATGAATCTTTGGGGAGAAGAAGAAGGTAGAAAAATGGTTAGTCTATTATCTCCTCTCAAAAATGTCCATATATGGAAGCAAAAAATGTCGGATGATATCAATATTGATATGGCAGGAGTTACAATTCTGGATTACTACAATGTTTATCGCTGGTATGGTAAGAAACTTGAACGGTATACTCTAGAGTATGTTAGTCAAAAGGAATTGGGAGAAGGAAAGTTAGACTACTCACAATATAAAAATCTAAATGATCTAATGGAAAGGGATTGGAACCTCTATGTTGATTACAATGTAGTGGACTGTGAGCGTGTTCATGACCTTGAAAACAAATTAGGATACATTAGAATGATTCAAGCTCTAAGTCTTCTATGTAAGTGTCCTATGAAGTATTACAATGCACAAACACAACTGATCGAAGGGTTAATGTTGACTTACTACAGAAGGAATAACTTATGCGCTCCTCATTTCTTTGGTGGTCAACAAGAGCATTTCAAAGCCGCTCATGTCAAAGATCCTCAAGTTGGATTATGGTTATGGGTTGTGGATGTCGATATCACAAGTAGTTATCCTTCTCATATTATCGCTTTGAACATGTCTCTTGAAACATTCGTAGGCAAAGTTTCTGGTATGCCTGAATATCAGGTAATCAAAAGTGTAAACAGAAAAGAATTTCCTGAATTCAAGATGGTCAAAGAAGATGGTGGAAAGTGGAAAGTTATAAGAATGGAAGGAGATAAATTAGCTAAATTTAATATGGCTTTAGATAGAGGACTGTTAGCAATTGCACCTAACGGAGCTATCTTCTCAACTACAAAAGAAGGAGTTGTAGCAAAGGTTGAAAAGAATGTTTTCTTCAAACGAAAAGAAGTAAAAGCCAAAAGAGATGAGTATGGACTTCAAGCTAATGAATGTACAGGATTAGAACAAAAGGAATGTCAAGAAAGAGAAAGAGAACTTGACTCATTGCAGTTAGCTTTAAAGATTATGATGAACGCTTTCTTTGGAATTATTAGCGTACCATACTCTAGATATTTCAACGTCCATATTGCTTCTGCTATTACCGCTGGAGGTAGACATACGATTAAAGAAGGAGAACGCTTTTGCAATCAACTTCTAAACGAACCTAATCCAGAACTAAAGGATATTCTCAAACAAATATCAGGAGAAGAAAAAAGAGCAGATGTAGTAACTGATAGAGATTATGTCAAATATATCGACACCGATTCATTATTTATCGGAGTTGAAGAATGGATAGAGAATCATGGACATATAGAAGCATGGACTAAACTCTCTGATGAAGACAAGATACAATGGATCATAAAAATATCTAATCAAATGGAGAAGTACATTGATAATAGAGTTTTCCATGAAGTTCAACTAGGTGACTACAATTCTCAAGTACATGATTTCAAGATTGGATTCAAACAAGAGATCATTGCTAAATCTGCTCTATTCATAAAGAAGAAAAAATACTCATACCACCTAGTCAATAAAGAAGGTGTACCAAAGGATGAGTTAAAGACTACAGGATTGGAGATAGTTAGATCTGATAGTTCGGAAGCAGTTAGACCACGTTTGAAAAAAGTTATGGAGATGATTGTAAAGCAACATCCAGATGAAGATATAGCCGCTATAATCAGAAAGTACAGAAAGGAGTTAAGAGAAATGACTCCAGCAGAATTAGCCGCAAACGTAGGAATAAATAATATCCGTAAATATCTATCTGGTGACGGTGGTACTCCTATAAAGGGAACACCTTGGCATGTCAGAGGAGTTTATAATTATCGTAAGCTTTTGGAGCATCTGGATATTAAGAATAAATATGAAGACATCTATGAGGGTCTAAAAGCAAAGGTGATCTATGTTAAGAAGAATCCCTTTGAAGTTGATATCGTTACATTCCAAGAGTGGCCTACAGAATTTGAGGATGCTATACAGTATGATCATGAAACCATGATTGACAAATTTTTCATCAACAAAATTCGAACACTTTTGGAACCTTTAGAAAAGGAACAGATTATTGATAATGATGATTCAAAGCTCAAGGTTTTCTTCTAAGTACCTGAATTTATTGTAGATAAAAAATGTCGATTTTGCTTGACATCCTTTCTTATATAGGCTATAATTAGTTATAACAATGAGAAAGGGATTTTAACCGACTTAACAAAAGGCGAAAGCCGAAAGGAAAAAATCATGAGCCAAAAAGTCTATGAAATCGTAACTAAGAAAGTTCTGGAAAGCCTTGAAAATGGTAAGGTTCCTTGGCATCAACCTTGGAAGTCCTTGTATAACGTGCGTTTACCGCATAACCTGATTTCAGAAAAGGGTTACAGGGGAATCAATGTTTTCTTGCTGACTTTTGCCGATTATGGTTCTCCGTACTGGTTGACCTTCAACCAATGCCGTAAGCTTGGTGGGAAAGTTATTAAAGGTGAAAAATCCAGACTGATCGTTTTCTGGAAAATTTACGATAAGGAAGTTGAAGTTGACGGAGAAAACGAAATGCAGAAACGCTATGTTCTCCGTTACTACAATGTTTTCAATACGGAACAATGTGAAGATCTGGACTTGAGCAAAGTTGAAAACGATGTTGATCAGATTGAATTTAATCCGATTGAAGAATGTGAAAAGATTATAGCTAACATGCCGCATTGTCCGACTATCAAAACTGGTGATAAAGCTTCTTATCGTAGAGATAAAGATTTTGTCACCATTCCGAAAAAAGAATCCTTTGAATCGGTAGAAGAATACTACTCAACCTTGTTTCATGAATTGGCTCATTCCACCGCACATCTTGGAAGACTGGATAGAGCCAAAGAAGAAAACAATGACTACAGCAAAGAAGAGCTTATAGCTGAAATGACTAGCGCAATGCTTTGTGGAATGGCAGGAATCGAAACCAAAGTAATTGATAACTCAGCCGCTTATGTCAAACATTGGAGCAAGGCTTTTAAAGATAACGTGAAGATCGTAGTAGAAGCCGCTCAGAAAGCTCAGAAAGCCGCTGATTATATTCTTGGAGTAAACAACAATAGCTAGAGGATGGGGAACAAGAAATCCATTAGGAAGAGATTCAGGGAACTAGAAATCTGAATCTCTTCCCCTCTATAATGAAAGGAAAGCAAAATGGAATTTACACTATTTAAAGAAGAAAAAAGTTTTCCTCATGACTTAAATACTTCCCATCCGAAAGTACATGAACACGTACATAACCTTCTAGTTAAAGCTGATCGTTTAAAGTGTACAGGTTGTGGGAATGAATTCGATAGCAGAAATCTGGAAGTCTGGATGTATGATCATAGTAGTGGTTGGGATGTTGGCCTGGAAAAAAGTTTTGGATCTGAAAACGGTAAACAATGGCTTTCAATTCTATGTGACTGTGGACATCATACCAGTTTTGAAAAACTTGGAATCGGGAGATTATAAAATGAAAGTATACGGAACATCTCATTATTTTGAAAACAATGTTGTTCAATGTAGAGCGGTTGTAGCTACTAAGACCAAAAAGAAAGCTATGGAATTGTTAAAGCAATCAGCGTATACATTTAAAAATTATACCTGTGAAACAGGTAATGATAAAGAAGTTCCATTGGCTCTAGCTCAACCTGAAACTGTGATCATAATGGAGCGGTACAGATAATGGATATAGGATCTAAAAAGGGATATCCTTCAAGTGCTTTGTCTAACTTCTCACCACATCCATTTATGTTTGAAGGAATTGAATGTGCGAGTATGGAAGGACTTCTAGCGTCCTTTAAGTTTAAGGATTCAAATGTACAGGTAGAAGTATGTAAGCTTGTAGGACTTAAAGCCAAGTACAGAGGGAAGAAGAGAAACAAAGCTTGGAAGAGAATTCAAACTTTATGGTGGATGCATAAAGAATACAAAAGAGATAGTGACGAATATCAAGATCTCTTAGACAGGGCTTACAATGCTCTGGCTAAAAATACAAAATTCCAAAAAGCTTTATTAGCTACTGGCAGAGCCGTTTTAAAACATAGTATGGGATCAAGCGATATGTCCAATACAGTTTTGACTAGGAGTGAATTCTGTTCAAGACTAACCAAAATAAGAGAAAGGTTGAAAAATGAATAAATTTGATACTGGTTCAAAAGACTTCTTAGGCTTTAACAAGGCAAGCAGAACTAGGGGAGTGAATACACTCCCCTTAGTTTCCTGATTTCCTTTCCGATCTTTTCATTATGAATAAGCAGACTCTCTGTATCTGAGTCTATCATCATCATCTCTAGCTGGAAGTCTGGTCACGCCAGGTCTTGTAGTCGTTTTTGTTTCATCTCCAGTATCATCTGATTCAAGAATATCAAATACCATTCTATAAGTTAATGAACCTTGTCCTGCATTTGATCCATCTCCTGCAATTGCCTGATGATAAGTGATTCTATGTCTTAGAGCAGTAGCATTTGCTTGTTTTGCTTCTTCTGCCCCAAAGAAAAAATTAGTTCCTGCCGATGCTGATGCTATTTCGCTTAATGTCGATAGTGTAGTTAATGCATTAAATACTGCTTCTTTCATAATCTCTTCCTCCTAATTTTTAAAAAGGGAAATGAGAGGGGAGTGCTTCGTCTTTCACTCCCCCCTCTTGCTCCTCATACATGGAAGGGCTTCTTCTCTACCACATCCATGCTTCCTCATTACTATTTATATTTTTTTAACTCTTTTTTCAATTATTTCTGATAAATTTTATATCCACTAGTTGAACGAACTATCTTGAATCCTTTATCTTCTAAAAATGGAATCCTTTGAAATCCTCTTGTGGACTGATACCCAAAGCAACAAAAATCTTCTATACGTTCATCTGATAGAGTTTTATTTTCATAATTACTAATATCTTCATCTCCTTCCGCAAAATGTTCGATGAAAAATTTACCTACTACTTTGTTTTGAGCTATTAATGCTTTCTTCGCTGAATCGAATACATCTTTATTTCTAGTTATATGGAATTGTTTACCACTAGCTAATGTATAACGGTTTACTTCTTGAATTATTGCAGTTTCTACATACTCTGGTACTACGTTTAAAACATAGGCTGAAAAACTCTTCTGATAGAAATTCATGATAGGTTTTTTATTACTTACTCCTTCCCAACCATCTTGACCACCATGAAAAGGATCATAGGCATATACTCTACAACCTTGCTCACGTAAATAACTAGCGTTACGTCCATACTTACCAGCACCATAGTCTAAAACTGTATCTCCTGCCTTTATCAATCTCTTCTTGAATAACTCACGAACTGGAGGAGCGGCTTTACCAGCTATGGATGTTCCCCCTTTTTCTAATGGTTTGCCTTGATAGAATCTATTACATGCTTCATAGATCATTTCTTCTATAGTTAAATAATTTTTAAATTTCATAATTTTTTTGCCAATTTATTTTTTCTTCTATAGTATAAAATTTTTCCATATCCTCCAGATCCTCTAACTGGAACAAATTCTTTAGATTTAGGTATACGGCTATTAATTGTTTTTTGATCTTCTAATTTTTCTATTCCTGTTATGGGTTTATAAATATATTTTAATTCTCCCCCACAAGTACAGGGATGTACTAATTTCAAATAATGTTCGTATTCTTTTTTACATTTAATACATTTATATTCATACATTACTTTCTCATTTTATCATTTTCGCAATTTTTATTGAAAGTTCTCCTTGTCTATCCATTGATAAATTTTTAAATTCTGGTATCTTAATAAGCTGATTATAAACTTTATCTACTAACTTGTTACCAGATTTTCCATATTTCTTTGACAGGTCGGATTTCATACTAGCCATTCTCTTATCAAAGATTCCTTCGTCAATTTTTTTATCTATCTTATCTAATAATTCAGTCATTTATTCCTCTCAACCGTTTCTCAAACGGAGTCATTAACTCTATGTCTTCTTTTTTAAATGGATTTTTCTTTTTCTTCTTACCATTCTTCTTTTCTTTGTCTGGATCTTCTTCTTCTGGTTCTTCCTCTGGAGGAGGTTCTTCTTCTTTTTCTGGAGGAGGTTCTTCTGGTGGAGGATTAGCTGTATCAGGATCATCATCTTGTTGCTGTTCGGGTGGGATATCCTGTTTTGTTTTCTTTGGCTTAGTTTCTTTACCTACATTACTCCACTTTTCTTTCTTATCTCGTAGATCCGCTACAGTAGCGTCATTAGCGTCATTCTCTTTTTTACTTTTCATTGCTTCTAGTGCTTTATTTATAATTTCCAGATAGCGTTTTACTTTTTCTGGAGGATAATCTCCATCTACTTCTGGTTCATCCAGACCTAAAGCTTTAGATACAACATCTTCATTTAAAAATTCTTCTAGTCTCATATTACACTCCCTTGTGTGCCTTTACCTGGAACATGAGTAGGTGTTCGAAAAGTTACCATCATAGTTCCTCCTAGAGTACGTGGCTTTTCGCTTCTCATGAATACCTTACCTCCAGAATCTATAGCAATCGAACTTACTCTTTTCTTTCCACCTTCATCTCTAGTTAAAACTCTAACTTTCCATGATCCACCTAATTTTTCAATATAAAAATTCTTTTTAGATAATATTTGTTTTGCTTCTTTTTCTTTATCTTTTTTATCTGAAACATCTGCAATATCTTTAATTTTTGATTGAACATCTGGATCATTAGGTTTTAAATAAACAATTTTATCCAATCCTTTCTTCTTTAAGAATTGTTTTACTTTTTTTGCGGCTTTATCTGTATCAAACTCACCTTTAAATCCATCCCAAGGCAACATTTTATAAAGTTCGGAACTACCAAACATCCATTTAGTTTTAGCTTGCTTGATATTTACTTCTTTACCAGACAATTTACTAGTCCATCCTTTACCTTTAGGTTTGATATCCCAACCGCTTCCAGCATATCTATTTTCTTCAAAGTCAAGACCAGCAACTTGTAAGGCTCTAACCATTTTAGTTTCGAATTTTTTCCCTACCTTTCCCCAATCGTCAACCGTTTTTTCATCAATATCACCATCTATGATATCCAGATCTTCAAGATCTTCTAAGTATTCTTTAAATTTCATACCTTTGTCTCTTTCTTAGCGGCTTTATCTGCCATTGGTTGTTTTTTAGCAAATTTTTCTGCTTCTCCTTTACTTTTATATCCACTTGATACAGGCATCCAATATTTACCTACACTACCTAAAGCATACCACAATTTATCACTAGGATTTTGTGCTACTTTATATGCTTCTTGAATGACTACATTCTCGTAAGCAGATTGAATTCTTTCATTTAATTCATCTCTCATAACTTCTCCTATATTCTAATCTCATCGTCCATTTTAGTTCTATCTGCTCCCTTCAATTCCATAATGGTCTTAGCCATACGTCTATCACCAAACCACCATGTTACACAAGATACTGTTAGATACGTTACAATAGAAGTAGTATCTTGAAATATCTCCATTGCTTGAGAAGCAGTAATTTCAGTTCCACTAGCTTGCATAATCCTCCATGCCATAAGTGTAACCCATGTAGTTATACCACATAGATATACGGTTAATGAAGGTCTAATCATGCCTTTAATAAAATCAACAAATCCAAAGAGGAAAGAAATGAAACTAGCTATTGGAACTGTGAATAATTTCCAAGAAAGGAATTTGCGTTCCTTTTCGGGAACTTCCGTTCCATCTTCTAACTTTTTAGCTTTACTAGTCCATGTAAACATATAACCTTCAATGTTTAAAAGATTATCAATCCACTTGTTACTGAATAGTAATTTGTTTCCTTCTCTCATGCTTTGCATGTAAGCGTCTGCATCCTTTAGATCTATAGCACCTTCCACTTGAGCTTGAGTAATTTTAATATTCGCTTTTGCTTCCTCAATCATTGCGTTTGTTTCAGCAGTTAACATAGCAACTTCATGGTCATTTCTTGTATTTAACATTTCTTGTTCTAGTTTGGCATGTTTTAGTTTGAACCATCCACCTACAACATTTCCAATTAAACCTGTTACTCCACCTAGTATAGTTTCTAATAACATAATTAATCTCCTCCCAAAACATTTAATTTAAATGGTTTATCTACCATTGTATTTCTAAATTTTCTTACTATTATTCTGGAATTTAATACTGCTCTTTGATTATTTAAAAATCCAAATTTAGATCCCATGAGTATACATCCATTTGTGTGACTATTAAATCCTTTCTTAGTATCTCCAGCCCAATTACCAGCATGTATAAGTATCCAGCTTCTATTTGGTACTTTTGTAACCCAATATACAGATCCGTATTTTGGAGATTGACGAATGACTACTTTATATTCTCCAGAAGGTATACAAGATATACTTCTCTGGTTTTCTCTCCAAGGCAACTCCAATGTCTTACACATAAAACCATCTGTAATTAACATTCCTTCCGTACCTTGATCACTAGTGCGTGTCCTTAACAAATATACAGTTTTCATTTTTACTCCAATTCAGGTTTACATGTATTCATTTTATTATTTTTTTCAAGAATTGAATTTCTCAAAGATAAAATCATAGTTCTATCATTTTCTATAACTTGTTTATAATAGGATCTAACAGATTCCGCTGAAATCGTAACTGGTTTTTGTGTTTGAATTCCTATACTGAAAGACCAATTGTAGTCATGATTAATATGAGCATTAAACCATTTTACGGACATAGGATCATTTCCATTTACAGGTACTATATCATTGGTATATTCTGTAAATTTTTTTGAATCTTCTGCATCAGTAGATATAGCATTATGAATTGATAATATAGTATTACTATCTTCTTCTTTTATAAAATCCAACCAGCATTTTCCTAAAACATCATTATGATCTTCAAACCCCAAAGCATTATATAGACTATAATTAGCAAATTTTATAAGCATCTCTTCATCTAGTACTATAACAAACATATTAGCGAAATTCATCATATCCCAAATAGCTTTTCTTAGTTTATCTGCTTCTATTAGATTACCTTCGAATCTATCTGATTCTTTCTCAAACATAATTATCCTCCTCCTAAATGAAATATTACATCAGAAAATTTTAAGATCAGCCCGATCAGCCCTAATATTATAGTCGCAGACAACCCATAAGCAATGTACAATCTGTTCTTTATTTTATTGTGTTCTTTTAATGATTCCTTGTCATGATCCGTTAATTTTTCTTTAAGTTTATCGGTAGTGGTGTCTAATTTTTCTCCACCAGCAGTTAATTTAGTAGAACATTCATCTAACTTTGTAGTTATTCCTTGAAGTGTGGTACATGTAGTCATTTGTTTTTTAGATATTTTATTCTGATTTTCTACAACATCTCTTAGTAATTCAGTCATAGAAGTTTGTTGATCTAAAACCGTTTTATGGAGAAGCACCATATTCTCATAACTATCCATATAAATTTTTAAATCATTCTTCGTTATATCTTCGCTCATATAATAAATTCAGTCCTCAATTATTTAGAAAATGTATTCTAATAGTTATTTATAAAAAAATATATAAATGAAATGGAAAAATATATATAAAAAAATATAAATATTAGTGATATGGAAGAACTAATAGATAGAATAAGTAACTACTTGGATATTCAAACCAAGAAAGAACGTATAGAACAATCCCTATATATATCCTCTGACATCAAAGAAGTAATTGAATTGATTAAGAAGACAGACAATAAGGAAGGGATTTTACGATTGCTAGATGAAAATATAAGAGAAGAAATAGAAAAACTTATTGATGGGGGATTAATATGAGTGATTTAATAGATAAATATCTAGTAGAGTTAACAAAAGCTGATATAGACCTTTTGAAGAAAAGAGGTAAAGTTGGGAAGAATTTTACTGGCTTTACTACAACAAGAGGGGATGGAAAAAGTACTCCAGTAGAAAAGGCTTTAAAGAAAGAAGAAGAGAAACCTCTAGTAAAAGTTGGGGATATTTTTTATAACTCTTGGGGATATGATCAGACTAACATAGATTGGTATCAAGTTACAGCATTAACTAAAAGCGGAAAATCAGTAAAAGTAAGACCGATTGCAGGAAAGATTAAAGAAACTGGATTTATGAGCGGTGTGTCAACTCCTATAAAGGGTAAATTCAAAGGGCCAGCGGTCACTAAACGATTGGGTGTCAGTAGAGGAGAACCATATCTACCTTCTAAATATGGATGGACTTCTTTATGGGATGGAAAACCAAAAATGCAAAGCTGGTACGCTTAAAGGGAGAAGTTATGAGTGATAAATTAAAAGAAATGTTAAGTGAAGCCAAAAAAGGTAAAAAAGAAAAAACGAAAATGCTTCCAGAGCTTCACGCTTTAGATGATAGGATAGAAGACTTTATTCAAAAACTGGAGGGTAAAATTAATGCAGTAAAAGACAATCCTATTTTTGTGAAGAAAGCATTTGCATTACTAGGTGATATGAGTAAGGAATATAGTGAGTTTATAGCCGCTCTTAGAGCTATTGTCAATGCTGTAGATAGAAAGGGAATGAACCTACCAAAAGAAAAACCATTAAGCAGAGTCAGAGATGTCAATGCCAGACATAGAGATCCAGAAGATGAAGTAGCTCCAGAAGAAGGAGCCACACCACCACCTCCAGAAGAAGGAGCCGCACCACCAAAGGGAGTTAAAGAAGCATTGACTTTTGAAGGTGTAAAAACCCTAAAACAATATAAAAATAAAAAAGATAAAAAAGATAAAAAACTTCCTACATTAAAATTTTTAAAATCCATTTTTGGTGATGAAGTAATAAAGAGTCTAAAAAAAGGAGTCGATTACGACTAATGGACATAGTAGATAAGCTAAATATATTTATAGAAGCAAGAAGAATGGCTGGAAAGACCGATGCTAGTAAGAAGTCATACGAAAGGAAGCATTATCGTATGGGAGGAAAGCATACAAAGAAATCCAGCAAGGAAAGATTAGAAAGATCAGCAGAAGGTGACAAAAGACAAAAACGTAAAAAGAGACAACCAGAACGAACCCCAATGGGCAAGGGAAGGACAAGATATCACGTATAGGAGGAATCATGGGTAATATAGTACTAGACAAAATAGACAATTTTCTTGGAAATATGGAAGAGAAGTATCAAAAAAATATTAAAGGTAAAGAACTTAAATTTTTATATGTCACAGAGGAAGACGAAAAGAGTGACGCATATAAAGTTTACTTCAAAAAGATGTTGAAGAAATACGGAGTCGATGAGCCTGATAAAATTCCAGATAAAGACAAGAAAAAATTCTACGATGAAGTAGATAAAGGCTGGAAAGCTAAAAAAGAAACTGACTAGGAGAAGTTATGAATATAGTTGAGAAGTACTTAGGTGAAGGAATTAAAAAACCTGGAGATAAGGTTAAAGTTCCACATAAAGGTAAAATGGTTTCTGGAAAAGTAGTAAGATATGATAAAGGAGATCCACATGGAACTGCTTATTACGTGGTTAATGTTGGGGAGTATGCATCTATTAAAGTTCCAGTCCATA